TCGTCGAAGGTGGTGAGGTGGACTACGTCTGGTGCGATGAGCTTGTCCCACAGAACTGGCTAGAGACCCTTCGCTATCGTCTGGTTACCCGCTCCGGCAAGCTGATCGTCACCTTTACGCCGGTGCAAGGCTACACCCAGGTGGTGAAGGAGTATATCAACAGTGCCAAGGTAACGGCTACCCGCAAGTCTCCATTGTTACCCAATAACAATGTTCTAACGGTTCCTAAAGGCGAGATGCCCTACCAAGCAGAGAACTTGTATGGTAGACACGCCTGTATCTGGTATCATACCGAGCTTAACCCGTACAACAACTGGGAGCGTATGAAACAGGAATTGTCTGGCCGATCAAGCCATGACATTAAGATCCGCGCTTATGGCTGGGCTGATCAGACGGCTGGTTCCGAGTTTCCCATGTTTGGTGACCATAACCTATGGAAAGGTGACGCGGAAGAGGCTATTCCTGACGGAAGCAACTATATGGCGGTTGATCCTGCCGGAGCCCGTAACTGGTTTATGCTTTGGGCTAGAGTAGACAAGCACGGTATACTATGGGTCTACCGTGAGTGGCCGGACCAAAGCTACGGTGAATGGGCGCTTCCTAGTGATAAGGCCGACGGTCGAGCTGGACCGGCACAGAAGGCTGGTGCAGGCCGTGGGGTGAACGAGTATACCGAGCTCATTTGGAGCCTTGAGACTGCCGGGGACAAGCGTGAGATGATCGTGGACCGTTGGATTGACCCTCGGACGGCTGGCACAGAGACGATCACTAAGGACGGCGGCGTTACTGTGCTTGATTTACTTAGTCAGGCTGACAATCCGCTTATTTTTACGCCTTCAGCAGCCCTGCCAATTGAGGAGCGAGTGCTTTTAATTAATGATCTTTTGTCATGGAATAGAGAAAAACCAATGGAAAAAGGTGTAAACCATCCAAAACTAATGATTCACGAGTCTTGCCAGAACTTAATATACAGTTTAAAGGAATGGTCTGGACAAGACGGACAAAAAGGTGCTAGTAAAGATCCAATTGACGCCTTAGGATATATGGTTGTTATGCAGCCTATATACTTTGGCGGCTTGGATTGGAAAAAACAGTCCAAACGAATGTCTATGACAGGAAGTTATTAACATGATATCACAAGTTGACCCTTTAGCTATTGCTTCAGATACGCCTGACATTGGCGAGCTGTTGAGCGAGTACAATCGTTCAATGATTAACTCGTCGCAGGGTAACTTGGTGACGAAGTTTGACAATATCCGCTTTGCTCGTTGGCCAGGGCAGACTGATGACGGCAAAAAGCACAGCACTGCGCGTCCCGAGGGTAGTCCGGCATGGCCATTTGAAGGTGCAAGCGACGTTCGCAACAGGCTTATCGACTCTTCCTGTAATGAGTTGTCGGCTTTGCTCGTCACAGCGTTCCAGCGTGCAACCATTAGAGCATCCGGGGTGACGCTTGATGATGCGCCGATGAGTGGCATTGCAACAAACCTTTTGCACTGGATTCGCGACTCTAAGATGCCGCAGGAGCTTCGTAAAGAGGCTGAACTTGGTGCTCAGTACGCCTTGCAATACGGTTGGAGCGCGTTCTTTGTAGGGTGGCAGCAGAACATCAGCAAACGTACACAAGAAATTACCGCTCAAGAACTGTTCCAGATGGCTGCACAAGCACAAGGGTCAGTCTTGGCTGAGTTGCCACAGATGATCCTAGATGCGCCTGATCAAGCTGCCGCAATTCTTCAAGCTGCAATCCCTGACCTTGATGCTTCAGAAGCTAAGCGCATGGTCAATGAGATGGCTGAAACAGGCGTAGCGACGTATGACCAAGAGTACGTCAGCCGTAATCTTCCCGAGATCGTTGCGCTTAAGCCTTGGGATGAGATTATCGTTCCACCAGAGACGGCTGATTTGCAGCGATCACGGGTAATCTATCGCAGAACATGGATGTCCGAGGTTGAGTTGCGCGAGAAGATCACGACGGAAGGCTGGGATCCTGCTTGGGTTGATCGTGCGCTGCAACAGATCGGCAAGAGCAGTACTTTTTACAACATCAACTTACTGCCAACAACAAACATGTTGGTTTACAACGGTGTAAACTACATGAACATGGTGGAGGTTGTTTATGCTTATACCAAAAGCCTCGACGGAAAAGCGCCTGCGATCTACTTCACCGTTTTTTGTCCGCAAGCAGCCTCAAATCGAAAGGAAGATGCAGCCTCATGGGCCATTCATCAACGCCTTGATTACGCTCACGGCGAATACCCGTTTGTTGAGTTCCGTCGCGAGCAGTTGCGCCGTGCTGTTGTTGACACTCGCGGTATACCCGAGTTGGCTGTCACTGATCAAGACGAGATTAAAGCGCAACACGACTCCATCCGGGATCATACTGCCTTCTCGACTCTTCCTCCCATCAAAGTCGTCAAACGAATTGGTGCCATCAACAAAGTGGGCCCAGGAGTACAGTTGCCTGTCGTAAGTCCGTCGGATTACAGCTTCATGGAGCCACCGGCTCGTGAGCCTACGGTGGCGTTTAACTTGATCAACCGGGTTGAGGCAAACCACGCTGCTTACTTTGGCACGATTAATCCGCTTGTGCCACCGGCCAAGACGCAGATGTTGCAGCAGTTGCTTGTCAATAGCTGGCTACTTAGCTGGCGCAGCATTTACCGGCAGATGTTTGCCTTGTGCTGCCAGTACATGAGTCCAGAAGAAATTCAGCGTATTACCGGCGGTCAGTTGCCGCAGAGCATGTCCGAGATACACAGCGAGTTTGATCTTAACGTCCGATTTGACGTGATGGACATGGACAAGGAGTACATCGCGCAAAAGATCGACTTTCTTACCAAGGTCGCGCAACTCGACACAGGTGGCGTGCTTAACAGAACGCGCCTTACCGAGATGATGATTCAAGCTATCGCGCCTGAGATGGCAAGCGAACTTATCGTCAACCAACAGCAGGCTAGTGCGCAGATGTTTAAGGATGTGCAGAGCGACATTGGCATGATGCTGCTAGGCAACGAGGCGCTGTATCAGGCTAACGATCCTGCTGCACAAACTAAGCTGCAATACACGCAGCAAGTTATGCAGGCTAACCCGAAAGCGCAGGCTGCGTTGCAGCAAGACGAGAACTTCCGTGCGCTGTTTGAGAACTACGTTAAGAGCCTGCAGATGTCGATTATGCAGCAGCAGAACGCGCAGATTGGCCGGATTGGCGTAACTCCAGTATCTCAACAGCAATGACGGAAAATCAAAAGGACGCCTTTGGCTTTTCAGGGAAAAACAATACCTGGAGCGAAATACTTAAAGTTATCGAGCAGTTGCAGGAACAGCACTGGATGATGGCTATAAGTAAAGATTGCAAAGGAGAAGATAGAATACATTCAGCAGGACAAGCTGATGGAATTAATCTTACTTTAAGCACACTTATTGAATTAAGAAGACAAGCAAGAGAATTAAATGGCTTGACTAATAACGAAAATTTGGCATAACGCCACTAGCGGGCTAACCAGCGCTACTGGTTTGATTATATAAAGGACTTGCTACCTATTAGCATGAACGAAACACAATCACAGCCTGACGCCGGGAGTCAGGAGGCAGGAACGACACCCGTTGCACAAAAACTCGGTTTGCTGGATCAGCAAAGTCTTAGTGACTTGCTTAAATCTGGTTTCCTTGACGAGAAGGAGGCAACTCCCGCCAAAGAGGAGCAGGCTGAATCTGAAGTTGACACTGAGGAGCCAATTGTGGACTCGGAAGTGGAAGCTGAAGTTGAAGCCGATCAGCCCATTGAAGAAGCTGAAGTTGAAGAAAGTCCGTTAAGCAAGGGCGTACAGAAGCGCATCAATAAGTTAGTTGCTGCGAAGAAAGCCGCTCAAGCTGAATTGGAAGCGCAAAAGTCGCGTTTATCTGAACTGCAAAGAGAACTTGAGACTGCAAAGTCTTCGGCTCCTGCACGACAGGTGGACGTATCCGATGCAGTCGAACGCTTGTCCACCATCGAACAGGTGAAGGAAGAGCGCCAGAGAGCGTTGGATGTCATTTTGTGGTGCGAAGAAAACCCAGATGGAGGAGTAATTACCCTGCCGGATGGAACTGAGAAGGATTTAACCGATCAGGAAGTTCGCAGCATGAAGCGATTGGCGATTCGGCGCAAGGAAATCGAGCTGCCAGCCCGCGAGGAATATCTGCAACAGCAGACATACGTCGATGGTGAAGTGGTAAAAGACTTTCCTTGGTGGAGCAAGCCAGAAACTGAGGAGTATCAAACTGCTCAGCAGATTCTGCGTGAGTTCCCAGAGCTAAAGAAGCGCAGAGCAGATTGGAAACATGTTGCTGGATTACTAGTTATGGGAATCAAAGCCTACGGCGAAAAGAAAGCACAGAAAAAATCAACTGCACCAATCAGGCGTGCGCCAGTGCAACCGTCCATTAAGGCGGCTCCTGCGCGGACGACACAGACGGACCTTCAGAAAGCCAAGCAATCGTTCGTTAGGAACAATTCAAGAGATGGGATGACTGACGTGATTAAAGCAATGGGACTTGTGTAAGTCCTTAACAATCAAACTTAGTTTTACTCTTATTTATGGCTATTCTTACTGAACCCCAACTTAGCGGTCGCGGTCTACGCGAAGATCTGATGGACATGATTGCGCTCGTTGACGCAAAGGACACTCCTTTTACGTCGATGGCTCGCAAAGGCAGCAAGCCCGGGAATATGTACTTTCGCTGGCAGTCTGACTCGCTTCCTACCCCTCAGGTAGGTGGTGTGGTGGACGGCACGGACGTTTCCACCTACGACAACTACGTCGTTGGTTACCGCGCTGAACTCGCAAACTACGCACAGGTGTTCCGCCGTGCAGTGCGCGTGTCCCGCCTCACTCAGGACATCGCTGATGTCGCAGGTGTGCGTGACGAACTGGCTGACAACGTCAGCAAGGGGATCACTGGCATCAAGCGTGACATGGAAGCGACGTTCACGTCGAACCAGCTCTCGCAGCAGGACAACGGCACAACCCAGGCTTACCGCACCGCTGGTGTGCAGACCTGGATCAGCAACGCTGGTACTGGCACACCAACTCCTGGAGACATCCCTTCGATCTTCCGTACTCCTACGACCTCGATCCTCACTGGTGCATCCAGCGGGTTGACGGATGCAGGTGTGCAGGGACTTCTGAAGTCGATTTTCGACCAGACTGGTCACTACACCAGCTTCGACGCCATCGTTGGAACTGACCTGAAGCGTGCTTTCACTGGCCTGCTTGGAACAACGGCTCTGACCACGGTCAGCAACTCCAGCAACACGCTTGCTGCTGGTGCTACCAAGGTGCAGACCTTCCAGCGTGACGCTGCGGCTGACACCTTCATCCAGAGCTTGGACGTGTTCCAGGGTGACTTTGGAACGGTGCGTCTGCATCCTTCCACGTTCATCGGAACTGTGTCTGGCACAAGCTGGACGCCAACTCCTTATAAAGGTCTTGTGCTTGACATGAACCTCATCGAGGTTCGCTACGGCGGAAACGTCGCTAACGTCACTGCACTGCCAGATTACGGTGGTGGCCCTGCTCGCTTGATCGAAGCAGTTGCTGGCTTGGTTGTTGGTAACCCGCTCGGCCTCGGGAAATTCGACTACTCCTCCTAGTAGTTGTTGATCAGTGACACCTACTTTAGTGGTGTATGTGCCCGCTCCCGCAGTATACTAGGACGGATCGAACGCCGGAAGCCCGCTAGGCGTGACACTCTGGAG